TAAAGTGTTACGCCGCTTACAACCGGGTCAACCTTTAACTGCGTTGCGCTCAGTGCGATCCCGATAAAGGTAACGTACTTACCCGCAGTGAGATCGGCAAAGGGGCAGATTTTGCCTGCATTGGCGCTCAGGAAGTACGCTGTGCCTTTCGTCAGGCCGTCGCAGTCCAGGTTGCCGAGCATCAGCACGCTCACAACCTGATTGATGGCAGCGCCGTTCAGGGCGATCCCCATTACCTTTGCAGGGTTGCCGCCCGTCGTGGTGTTGTCGGCCCGTTTGATCGTCCCGTCTACGTCTTGCCAGACGGCATCACCGGGGGTAATCGTGCCACCCGCAGCGCCGTGATAGATGGTGCTGAGGTTGTCCGACTTCTTGACGAGCGTGGTCGTCATTACTACGTCTGCCATTTATTTATTGCTCCTCTTGGTTTGGCCCTTGCGGGTTTTTGCTGAACTTGCCGCTGGTTTCGGGCATGGTTGCCACGATGCGCGCCAATTGCTGTTCCTGCTCTGCCTGCTTTTCCGCCATGATTTGCTCGATCTTTTGCTCGTCGTAGTCAAAGACCGGAGCGATGATGCGCAGCGTCTCCCTTGTGCCGACGATGGGGTTAACCAGCATGGCGTTCGCCACAACTTTGTCGTCGTTGCGCACTTGCAGGTCTTGCCACTTGCAATAGAACCGCTTGATCTCCGGCACTTCCTGGACGCCGAAAACCTGTTCCAGCTTGTGAGCCAGCGCAACCGCCTGTTCCCATTTGGCTCCAGCGGCATTTTGGAAGTTGCGCAGTTCGCCAAGCAGGTAGGTTTCCACTTCTTTGCGGGCTTCGCCGCTGGCGTCTGTGCTGACGCTATCCGGGCGGGGGGTGTTGGTTACGTCGTGGATTTTCTGATCCAGCTTGTCCCACAGGGTAATAAGCTGCGTGAGGTCGCCAGCGGAGAGCACCTTTGCGTCCACGTTTTCATCTTTGCTGGTTGCGGGCACTTCCAGCCACATACCGGGCGTCACTTCGCCATCCGTCTCGAAGCCGAACGCAACGTAGATTTGGAAGGCGGTGAGTTCGCCCGCGTAGACCAGCGAGTGCAGAACGCGGTTTGCGGCGTCTTGCAGCGGTATGGCGTCTTCAAGCACGCTTAGGCCCTGGTTTTTTTCTTCCAGGTTCATGAAGTGCACAAACGGAATGCCAAGCGGCGCGCCAGTGGGGGTCAAATCCTCTGTCCACCAGATGGGCCAGCCCGGATCACCCGGCTCCCTGTAGGGTTCCAGTAGACCATTTTCCGGGTTGGTGCGGTACTTCTCGATGCGGTTGGGGAAGTAAACGTTGATCCGCGTCACGTCTACGGGTTGGGTTTCCTGGTTGATTTCGTGCCAGACCTTTACGGCGGCGTCCATCACGGGCAAGTCCTGGGACTTGTACAGGGCAATCACGCCGTTTGTGCCGTCGTAGCTCAGTTCCGCCGTTATTTTGGCCCGGCGCGTGGCGTTGTCGAAGCTGACCATCACAAACGTTTCGCCGTCTCGAATCGCGCACTTATGCACTTTGCTTTGCACCGCCGCGAAGTGCATATCCTCCATAAACTGCTGTGCCCACTGGTTCCCGGCCTCGGTGTCAGTTTCTATGCGGCTGACAATCAGGCGGTCAGAGCGGGCGTGGACGATGCGCTTGCAGAAGTTGGTTGTGAATTCCGCGCCGTGTCGGGCAGTGCGGAGCAGGTTGCGCATTTCTTCGGTTAGATTGGCCGGATGGTCGCCGTCGTAATACTGGCGGTACTCCCTGATCTTTTGCGCGCGGATTTCAATGTCCACCGCCCGCGCTTGCAAAGCGATGTTTTTGGCAAGCGCCTGCTGGGTCAGTGAGAGGCTAGGGGTGAGCGGCGTGATGGTGGCGAATACCGCCTGTTCGAGCGTATTGGTCATAGCTTGCCTTCCAGGTAGTCGGCCTTAAACAGCCGCTTTTCCTTATATGCATGGACTTCGGCCAGGGCTTGGGTTGCAAAGTGCCCCACAACCCGGCTGACGTATCGCCCCGGCTGATCTGGCGGTTCAATGCGCAGTTCGTAGTACCATGCCGTTCTGTCCGGGTTCTGGAAAAACCGGGCGGTGACGTAGATCGCGTCGGGATTGCGCGCGAGGAAGTCCCGTGTGTTGTCCTTCACGTCTTAAGCCGTGCTTTCACTTTTGCTTTGCGGGGTTCGGGTCTGGCGTTTGGGTATACATCGATAGTGGGGATTGCGCGGCCCGTTTGGGCGGGGGTTGCTCCATAGCGGCGTGTCGTGGCCTGTTTGGGCGACCTGTCCATTGCGTTGTACGCGCCGCTGCTACCGTCTACCATGTCGTCGTTTGCGCCCATCGGAAAGGCGCTCAGTTCAGCCAGGTAGCTTTCTGTCCAGTGCCGCCGCAGGACGCTGACCATACCCTCGCCAACGCGGGCCGCAAAGGGCAAAGCGCGAGTGAACTTGTCAGTTTCGGTGCGCAGTCCCCGAATGACGTATCCGTGCAGTTCTTCGCGCTTCAGCAAATTGCGGACGGCCAGGCTATGAAAGAAATTGGCCTCGATCCAGATATGCACGTTCGGCCCGTCGGCAAGGGCAATGCGCACAATCTCATCGTCAATGTCATCCCACTCTTTTTGGAAGCGCGCCACGTCCAGCACCACGTAGCGCTGATCCCGCGTTCGTCCCATCAGCACCCCAACGGTGTAGTCCGCGCTGGTTTTCTCGCTCAGTGCCAGGTCATAAAAGCGGATAAGCTGCTCGAACCCGACAAAGCGTCCGGCGCTGTCCGTCTGCCAGAAGTCAATGACTTCAAACTTGCTGCGCTTAAACAGCCCACCTTCCTCCGGGACGGGGTTTTGCTGGTAAAGGGCGTTCCAGTCATATGCGCCAATGGTGCTGCGGATGGCGATCAGCGTAGGCTTGTCGTACTTGCCCGGCCAGAGCGGTTCGTCAATCTCGCGGGGGTCGGCCTCGTGACGCTCGACAGTTGCCAGCGCGGGGAAGGAAACAACCGTCCAGTCCTCGCCTGCGACCTCGCCGTTTTCTTCCTTATACTGCCCGTTCAATAGCCGCCCGGCTAGATCGTCTAAGTGCCAGCGGGTCACGGTGATCAGGATGGCCGCGCGCTTTTCCTGCCGGGTGTAGAACGTGGAGGTGTACCACTCCCAGATTGCATCGCGGATGGTCGGGCTGTTGGCTTCCTTGCGGTTCTTGATTGGGTCGTCGATAATGCCGTAGTCAAAGCCCCGGCCCGTAATGCCGCCACCAATGCCAGCGGAGCGGTACGACCCCCTGTGCCCAACGATCTCGAAAATGTCCGAGTTGCGCAGGTAGTTCCCGGCAACAGTGCGTACATTGGCCCCGCCGAGCCGTGTGTTGGGGAACAACGTTGTATATTCTGGTGCGTCGATAATGCGTTGCACGTCTCGGTTCATCTGACTGGCGAGGTCTGCGCTGTAGGAACAGGCGATGATCTGCGCATCGGGGTTGCGACCCAGGATGAAGGCGGGGAGCCGCCGCGATACCAGTTCGCTGTTATGGACAACCAGGTCATCGACAGTGAAGGTATGGTCTTCTTCTACTGTTAAACAACGACAGGGCAATTCGCCGAATGGTTCAACGCTTTCAACCTCATCGGGTAACAGCACGCGGTCAAAATCTTGCCTGTGTACCTCCCAATCCGAGATAATAGCCGCTTTTTTGCTGTACATAGGGATACGACTTGCAAACTTTGCTGCATCGTCAACGCTTGTTACCGTTAGGCGGTAGCTTGTGTAGAGAACCTCATTTTTGGTGAAGTTTGTGCCTGATGTTGCCACTTTCGCCTTGAGGCGGGAACGAATGCCGAGCCGTAACAATAATGATTGCACATCGGCCAATAGCTGGTGGCTCACACTGTAGAACTCAAATACCATATCCTTTCTTGTTTTGCTTCGTTGATTGACACTGCCATCACAGGCGAAGTACGCGCCGATGAAATGGGCTATCTGCTCATTTGAGCCACGAAACACAAATTCAGGCACACGTTTTTCACGCGAGTTCTTTCTGGCTAGACCGATGGCACGTATCCAATCTCGCGCGCCGCCGCTGAACAGGTAATCCAGTGTGCCAGGGTTTTTGCGCAGACTTTGTGCAGAACGTACAGAGAAGCCCATAACCGCCGCACAATGCTCTATGTCCGCCCCTTGTGTTTGATCATTAGACGTGATCCGACATTGAATACCTGTGCCGTCCTTTTGGGAATTCGTGGGTGTGACATTGCCATCCCCGACAAAGTACCCCGCCAAACGAAACGCCTCGTTTGGCTCAACTATGCGGGGGCGGTCTTGCGCCACGACATTTGCTAGAACGTGTCCTACAGTCAAGTCACCCGCATTCACCCATCCGTCGGCAGTTAAAAAGGGGTGATCAAACGCGGCGATAGTCGTTCTGCCGGAGCGTGTGGTGATCTTGACTACAGGCAACAAACCTTGTTCAAAAACAGCAAGCACACGGCGTGCTTGCCCCGTGTGGGTGATTACGTAATCGCCCACTTGTACATCTGCCAATGCTTTGTAGCTGCCATCTTTCATGTGGATCATGCTGCCAATATAACATGGTTTGCCATGTCGTGGCGGCATAAAAATCATCAGGCGGCGTATTTCCCCGGCGACGAACTTATCCAGGTATTCGCAGAGGGCCGCGTGATGCCAGTTCACCGTATAATCTGGCTTGGTGTACGTGGTAAAGTTCAGCAGCTTGCGGCGGGCAAGTTCGGCCCGGACTGCGACTTGCAGGCTAGTCTTGGAGAGATTTAGCGAGGGCGGATAGTTGTTCAACACTCAGGTTGCTCAGATCAACAGTTGTGCCGTGTTGGATTGGCCCGCCATCTTTCCCTGTGTGCTGGACGCTGAGGGTTTCTTTGTAGCGGTGAACTTTCAGCAGGAAGATCAGCAGCGTGTCGCTCCCGGCCCGGATAACCTCGCCAGCGTCGTTTACCTGGTCTTGCGCGCGTTTGCGCGCCTCGAACTCCAACAGATCACAAGCGTCCTCTAGGGCCATTTCCCACGCGGCGGCGAAGGTTGGGTTTTCATTTCGTGTGCGATAGGCTTCTGTGCGGCTGATGCCGACCTGATGGCAAGCCAGCCGGACGTTCCCCGTTGCGGCCAAAACACTAAGGAACGCTTCTTCCCAAAAGTGTTCTTTTTTAGGTGTTACTTCCTGTGCCATACTGCCCCGTTTTGCCGAACTTTATCGCCCGTTTTAAGCGTTACTTGCATTTTGGTACAGAGTTACAGCGGCCCGCTTAAAACAGGAGCCTTGTAGCCCATTTTTGGCCTATCCTTCGCGCAACCCCCGCATAGCAATATGATGGTTAAGCTGGTCGGCCAGTGCGCTGATGCTTTCCAGCCCATCCAGCCGCCAGTTAACGAGGGGAAGTAGCGCCTGTAGCTTGCTAAGTCGGCCTTTTGCCCAAATCTCGCTTTGGAGCGCGCCCCGGCGCGTTCGGCGGCGTTGTGCAACCACTGGCGGCACATCTACCAGCGCAACCGTCAAGTGCCAGCCGAGGTTGATCACGGCAGCAAAGAACTTGCGGTTTGCAAGTCTGTCGCCTTCGGCCACAACATAGCGATAGGGGCAGTGATCGAGCCACTGAATCACTTTCGGCTGGACGTTAAGCGCCAGCGCATCGGTTCCGCCGAACGGGCTGCGTTGTGCCCCTAGTTGTGCCCCGTGCGGATACTGGATATGAACGAACGGCGACGGCCATTCCCGCCCCGGCACATCTTTAAGCGCCGTGTTCAGCAGCGTGCTTTTGCCAGCGCCCGGTAAGCCGATGAGGTATAGCAAGTAGCGGTCTATCATCCGTCCATCTCAATGTCGCACGTGGCAACCACGTAGGCCAGCGCCAGTGTCCACAGAATCAGCGCGGCCCCGAACACGATCACGACTATCACTGCGGCTTGCCCCTTCGCTTACGTTCCCGCTCCGTTTTGACCTTGCGAATGCGGATCAACTCATCATCCAGCGGTGCGCAATTCCACATCTGCCGGAGCGAGTAGTACACTACAGAAAAGCGAAATCCATCCGGCGCGTGCTTACGGATAGGCGTGACGCCGTGCAACAATCCTTGCCCGTCGAACATAAGCAGGGAGTTGTGCTTGAGTTCAAAGCCGATGCCATATTCGGGGACAGACAGATACCCGCCGCTGGTTTTGTGCTTAAAAACCAGCATGTTGCTCCACACGTCGGCAAAATTGCCGCTGTCGAAGTGGTATTTGAGCGGGTTGTTATAGTTGATGATGCCGCTGGTGAATACGCTCTGTTTGATGCGGTATTCCCCGACGACGTGCTTTTGCGTTGCCGCTTTGTGTCGTTGGTACAGTTCCGGGTTGTACAGTTCGTAGTACCTGTCGCACACCCGCTCCGCGTAGTCGCAGATCAGCGCATGGTCAGCGGGGTTCTCTTTGGCGAGGCTGGTGGCCGTGCAAAAGTCTCGCCGCAAGGGGTTGCGCGGTAAAAACCCGAACGTTCGGCTATTGGTCGGCAGCCCATCGGTGCGGAAGTCGTTGACATACTTCACCCGTTGCAGCGCCTCTACAATCGGGGCGGGGTCGGTATCCAGTTCCAGATAGACGATCATCAGTCGCCCATCTTCGTAGATTTCTGCGCTCTCCGTGATCAGGGCGTCGTAGTCGCTTTCCTGGGCGCTGCGTAGTTTGTAGGCGCTCAGGTCAATGGCCCGGCGTTCGACGGCGATCTTATTCATCGTATTTGCCGACCTCAGCCCCGTCGCCTTGCCAGCCGTCCAGGTTGTTTGCGCGCTCGTAGGCTTCCAGCAGCTTTAGGAAGGCGTCAGTGTGGCTCTCCACACCCTCGCGCTGCATCACCACGTCCAGGCGATCCACCACGCCGTCATATTCGGCCCCGCTAAAGTACAGGACGATTTGCTTGATGGTGTTGTTCAGGTAAGTGTCCAGCTTTTGTTCGGGGGTCTTGCCCCGCACACTGTCTGCGGCGATATTGGCTTGTCGCTGCGCATCCTTTAGCATGGCGTCCAGTTGCGCCTGCGAATAGCCGATGGTTTTGAGCATGG